ACCTTCCCATCTCTCGTCATGCATAGAGATGTCTCCTTACCGCATAACTGCGGCAGTGCGTAAATACAACCACGGTAGGTTAACGCACCATAGCTACCGTGATAGGGGGCTTAACCGTCCGGCCCCCGATTTACAGATATTACTCAGCGTAAACGAACATCACCTTCACACCGTTGGCCGTACCGAGCGACGTGCCCTCGATGTCAGTGTCCGAACCGTTGTCCACAACCGACCACGTAAGGGCGGCCATAGCAATCGGCTGCGGGTAAACAGCATAGAACATACGACCAGTCGCGGTCGAGGAACCAGCCGGGACGTTCAGGGCGGCGAGGTACCGCGTGGTACCCTCGGTCACCGTGTTGGTCTCGTACGCCAGCACCATCTCCGCCTCAGTCTCAGTGGCGTTCGACGCGGCGATGATGGCGATAAGGCCAACCGCACCAGCCTCAACGTCCACATCGTTCGTGCCGTCGAAGAACACGGGCATCGTCACACGGAGGTTCGCATACTGAAGGTCAGCACGCGACGCAATCTGACGAATCATGTCCGGGAGAAGGGCCGAGCCCTGGTTCCGGTTATAAGTCGCAGGCGCGAACTCGGAGGCCAGGTAGCCTTCGAGCAGGTTCATTGAAGCACCGAGATTTCCTACAGCCATTGTATTACGCTCCTATGCCCGGAAGCCAAACTCTCCTGGCTGGGAACCTTCGGCGGTCTCGCGGATCGCCCCAGGCCCCCGAGACAATCCGGGGTTGATTGGGTTATGAATCTTGACCAACTTCATCTTTGAACGTTCCGACTCGCTCATCAGTTCGCGTTCTATTAACTCAGTACGATAGGCGTCCTTGACAGGAAGATCATCAATGGGACAATTCAGCGCCGAACACCCCAACCGATAAGCTGGGGTGCCCGACACTGGATCGACCTTATACATTGACTGATGAAGAATCACGCGGGCCGCACCAATTGGCACGTCAAGGGTGTCTCGAACCACAAGGGCCTCGCCGCCAAACGTGACATTCTGCGGTACCCGCTCGCCTTTCTCATTGACCACACGGTTGACGAGTCGCACCACCGGACCCATTCCGAGAGCCATTTTTAACTCCTATTACTCAACGTGGATGTTGTTGACCGTCACGTCGATACCATCGAACCGGACGCACTTGTTCGGCGCGTCAAGGAAGAAGTTATCAACCATGTAGAAGAGGCCGGTCGCCACGTGCGTGTTCGCCGCAGGCACCAGCACGCTGCCGCCCCAGTCCTCGAACTTGCCGGGGACCACGGTGTAGCGCACGAGGGTGTCCACGTCGATCCCCATGAGCATGCCGTAGGGGAAGTTGTAGTCCACCAGCACCGGGATGTCCGACCACGTGAGCGATCCGCCCCGGTGACCGATTGACGAACCGGCGTCGAGGTTGTCGTTCCCGTGAGTGGGAGCCGAGTACCGCACATCGCCTTCACGAAGGGCCAGAAGCTGACGCCGCACGGCCTGCTCGCAAAGGAACTTGGTGATGTGGCCGCGCCCGCGCGCATACGCCACGTCGATGCCCTGCTGGAGGATGTCCGAAGACAGCGCCCCAACGGACGAGAACACGTACGACTTCAGGCTGTCCCAAGTCGTCCGGTTAAGACCGAAGTAATCGGACACGTACGTCCCGTCGTCCACCATACCGAGCAGGCCCATCGGAGCCTGGTAGTACGAAGTGTCGGCAAGGTCCGTAACCGTGGTCGCACCAGCGCGGACGATGGGGTAACCCGCCGCCGTCGTACCGGTGAAGTCCACGTTGATCTGAGCGTAGTTACCAGCGGGCGCGATACCGGTGACGGTACCCACACCGTTGGAAAGGATGTTACCCGTGGCAGTGTTGATAACGGCCACGATCTGCCCAACCTGGAAGAACCGGCTGNACGCCCGTGGGGAGCGTAACCCCACCCGGAGCCTGGACGCCCAGGACGGTCGAAGAAATGGTGCTCGACGCCTGCCCAAGCACGTCCGCGCCATAGTGGCACATCGCCTTGTTGCGGATGTCGGTCAGGTTCTCCACCAGGTGATCCATGATGTACGACAGGGTGCGGACGAACGAACCACGGTTCGTCTGCGCCTGGTCGATGGACTCCTTGGTGATCTGGAAGCGCGCAGCAGACTTACGGAACGGGATGGTGAAGAAGCCGCTCTGCTCCGAAGACGGAGTAGGAAGCTGACGCCCCTCGCCCACGAACCCGATGCCGCTGTTGTCCCGACGAAGGTGGGCCGGAAGAATCACGCGCCGCCCGTCGGCCGTCGAAGTGTCGCCCTCGGTGAAGAGATCGAGCGCGACGGTCTCCGTGTGGACGTTCTCCACCACGTAGTCCTCGTACTCGTCCTTCAGGAGGGGGTTAATCGCAGAAAGGTCCATCATTGGAAGTTACTCTCCGGTTTACTCGTCGCCCTGGGTCTTTCCGATCCAGCGGGCAACGGCTTGTTT